AATACCAGCTTTTGGTGTTATTTTTGCAAAAGCAGTGACATGTGTACTTCTACCAGTTGTAAAACCACCATGATTATCTGTTGTTAAATTTGTATTCTGTATTGTAATTTTATTTCTTAAAGAACCTATCCTTGAAACACTTGGCATATTACCCTCCTAATATTGCTTGTGATCTTAAAATTCTATAAGGTTGAAGCATAGCACCAATTGTATAAGGTATTGCATTTACACCTAAACTTGTAACTGCTTCTCTGTTTTCGTAAAGGTGTGCTGTTAATAATTTTATAGCTTGTACTATTGGTTCTGGTACATCACTAGCACCACCATAACCAGCAACATATTTAACTACATAAGCATTTGCATTTCTAGTTTCTGTTACTGTTGGCCAACTCTTACCAGTTCTTAAAACAATTCTAGCTTGTTCGCTAATTGTATCTACATAATAGTTTGATGAAGCATAAGTATATTCTGTATCTGAATCATCAAAATATTTTACATGGGTTACAGAAGCTACTGGTGGTCTTGGTAATACGATAAAGTTCGTATTGTATTCTATATCAGGTGCAGTAAATACACCCTCTGGATAATTCATATCATTATAAAATGGTAATCTATCCAAATATAATTCTAAAGTTTGTGTAGTTATTGCTCTATTTAGATAAGTTTGTATAACATTTTGTGATGCTTTTATAAGTTCAGCAATCAAGCTATCATCATCACTAAAATCTACACGCATAAAAGATTTTTGGTCAGAAGTTGCTACTGCTGAAACTGTCCAATCAGTTACAATTTTAATTCCTGACATTTAAAATCCTTTATTTCTTTTTCTTACCTAATATTTTTTTAACAACTTTTTTTACTTTAGATTCAGCTTTTTTTTCTTCTTTTGCTACTTTCTTTTGTATTGTTCCAGTAACTTGCTCTGCTCTTCCATCATTAGTCCAAGCACCAGCCATTTGCATTTCTAAATCTGTTTTCATTTCGTATGTATTTCCAGCTTCGTACATAATAGTTGTTTCACCATTACCTGCAGCACCTTTTACATCTACTTTCATTTTTACTTTCATAATATCCTCCATTTAATTTTGGTTGCATGGGCGATTGCTCGCCCACACAAATATATGATTACTGATTCGCTTGACTTGAAGCTGGTCCATGTAAAGGAAACCCTTTAGCACCTACAACTCCAAAGACAGTACCTGTACCATGAGTACCACTAAAGTTTAATACAACTCTAGAGTATCTTTTTCCACCTACATAGCCAATAGCATAAACTGCATTACAGTCACCATTAGCATCAATAGTTTGGAAAACACCATTACTATCAACTGTTCCTCCAGTTACATCTGTATTAGATGTTACATCAGTGAATGTTGCATTATCGTCAGAGTGTTCTAATTCAATGTCAACTTTGTGAGTTGTACTGAATGTAATCCCTGGCGCACCAACATTTACAATGTGAACTACAGAAGAAAAGCCTTGAGAATCAATTGCTGTGCAGTTTGTATCTGCATCTTTTACGATTGCATTTAAACTTTCGTCAAATGCTAATCCTGATTTTCCATCTCGCATTGCCATTTTTATATCCTCCTATAATGATTATGCTCCACACTGTAGAATTTGAACTGCTTCTGGTAGAATAATCTGACCGCCAATTCTTCTTCTAGCAATGTATCGCACATTTCCTGATGTTGCCTGAGTGAATGGATCTCTCATTACTGACATTTGTACTCTGTCCACAATTAAGTAGCCTCTTCTAAAATCTCCAAAAAAGACTGCTTTTGCAGATGACCCTAGATCAGCAACATCTGTTGCTTCTACATAAGGTGATCCTAAAATTGTATTAGGTACTCCGACTTGTAGTGAGAACCCTGCTTGGAATACATATTGTCCAGCCGCATCTTGTAGCTTTCTAATTGCCGCTAAAGTTGCTCTGTTAAATACGAATGTTCCATTTCTAGAATAGTCAGGTTTTACTGCGTGGTATAAAGTTATCAAAGAGTTTGCGTTCAAAGAACCACTTACTCCAGATGCTGTTACACCTACAGATGAATTTGTTACTATTCCTTCAGGTTTACCTACTGAATTACCGCTTACAAATGCGTTACCTTCTGCTTTTGCAAACTGCTCTGTAAATTCACTATTCATTTCAGCTTCAAGATTGAAGACAGAATCCTCTAACTCTTGTTCTGAAATATCTACTAAAGCGTATAATTCATGTGTTGGTATTTCCTCTAGACCTACTGCATAGCCAGTAGTTTCCGTTCTAGACCCTTGCTCTGCAACAAAAGTTGCTGAGAAAGTTGCAGTTCTTTTTGGAATTTGCACTGATCTATTAGTTGTACTTCTAACTCTTGCGATTGATCTAATAGGAGATATTTCTGTAATACCTTTGATTAATTCTTGCACATATTCTGGTGGTGCAAGATAACCAGCAGTATTATCATTAGAAGCAGTCAAGACTTTTAATTCGTCTGGACCTAATGCTTCTTTACCTTGTCTTAACCATTTGTCAAAAACCTTTTTCTCCATTGAAGAAGCATCATTCCATGCTTTTCCAAACTCAGGTCTTGACATCATAGTTTCAACTTTTTTGACCCTCTCTGCTACTTCATCTTGAGCCATTTTTTGTTTAGTAACTGCTTGGTTTACATCTTCTAATTTATCTAAATCTTTTTCGATTTTTGATAGCTTGTCAGATGTAATCGGATCAGCAGAACCATTTTTTTTAATTTCTTTTAGTTCTTGCTGATGAGTTTCTTTAAATGCCTCAAAAGTTTTGCCTAGAGATTCAATAGCTGTTTTTACTTGATCGTCCATTGGTTTCTCCATTGTTATTGTTTAATTATATTAGCTACCTTATGTATTAAAGTAACTAATGATTGATTGTCATCAGCATCTCGCTGGTTTAAAGTTTCCGATAATGCTTTCGCACCCATCTTCGCCTCTGTTCGAGAAAGACCTCCTGCATCTCGCAAGATTTTTTCCCACTCTCGAATACTTTTAGAATTACCTTTTACCGATTGAACCATAGCCTCTTCGTTCATTGGAAAAGTAACCAAACTGATTTCCATAAGGTCAACTTCTTTAAGAGTTCTTACACCTCTTTTATTTTCGTTATAACCTTGTTTTGTTGGATCAGCTTTAAATCCTATTGACATACCATCTAATGCACCAATTTTAAGTAGTTCATAAGTATCTCTACCTTTTTGTGTGCCTAAAGCTAGTTTGCCTTTTACATATAAACCTTTTGAATCTTCATAAATACTTTCAAAGACACCAATTGGTTCATCTGTTTTATGTTGAAATAACATTTTTACTTTAGATGCTGGTCTTTGTTCTAAAGACTTTGTAAATGCACCTTTTTGTACAATATCGTTTCCTTGATCTTCGTTACCAAATATAGAAGCATAACCTCTAAATATACCATTATCTTCTGATTTTACATCTGATTCAAAAACCAATTGTTTAATTTCTGTATCACAAACACATTCACCATCTTCATCACATTCTGTATGTGATTTCTTTTTGGGTTTCTTGTGGTATGCTCTTTCTTCATCTGGTTTATGTCCACCCATTTCATCTTCAGGTTTCTTACCAGGTTTTTCTTCATCTGGCTTGTGCGCACCTTTACCTTTCATAGCTTCTTCGTATGATTCGTGTGTACCACAAGGCATAAAAACTCTTTTACCATTATCCATTAAAGAATGTGTTCCTGTGCAACCTATTTCTTTTGCTCTTTCTCTAGCTTCATCTATTGTTGCAAACATATCTTTATCTTTATGAGAACCTTTTGGTTTATCTTCTTCGTGTCCCATTTTATCATCATCATCATGATAACTTTTATCTTTATCTTTTTCTTTATCTTTTGGTTTATGGCCACCTTTGGCAATTACTTCTGTTAATGATCGAATTGCACTAGCCATTTTTTCTACATCTGACATTGAATATTCCTCCTTTTTATTCCTTGCGTTGTAAAGTGAATTGCACACAGCAAACCTTTGACCTCTTTTAGGAAAGTCTTGTACAGATGTTTCATCTCCCATACATCTCTCAATAAAGTCATCTCTTTTTTCTTTATCTCTTGGTTTGACTAGTGGCATTTTTATTTTTTACTTTTTATTTTTTTAACTATTTTATTAAACCACCCATACTTGTCGTTACTTCTACAAACTATTACACCTAAAATAAATCCTATTAATATTTCCATGTTTATCTCCTTATAAAAAATCAGGTGTAGTGTAAATTACAGAACACCTACAATTTATAGTTTCTCCTGGTGAACCACTTGGATCACCTGGATATTTTAATCTTTCACCACCTACAACAAATTTTTGGTCTAAAGGTATTTGCTGACCACTTGCGATTGAATGAGTTACTCTAGTTCTTGCATCTTGTATTGCAATCCACTCTTTTTGTGTTCCTGCAATATTCATGTTCTCGGCAGTTGTTTCGTTTGCCCAAGAAGCAGTTCTATGAGTTTCAGTACGAGCAATTAAGTTTGCTCGTGCAACACCAAAACCAATAATTGTATTTCTTAATAAATTACCAGTTTCAGCATCAGAAAGACCATTGTTATAACCAGTATTGATTGCATCAACAATTCTCTTTCTAGTTGTCTCATTTATATCGGTTACTAATGTACCAATATTTTCTTCAATATACAAGTTTAACTTTCTATCAAAATCAGAATCAAAGTCTTTTACATTTTGCATTCTATCTAATGCATAATTTTTAAAAGCATTGGCTATAATCGTATATTGTATTCTAAATATATTTTGCAATTCTTTTCTAAAATCATTTATCTTTAGGTTTAAAATCGTTGTAGAACCTGTATTATATGCTTCAAACACCTCTACTGCCATTTTATCGTAATATGCTTTTAATCTAGCTTCATATTGTCTAATAAATGGTTCTCTTAATCTATTTTGTCTATGCCATTCTCTTTCAGCTACCTGTTTGGCTCCAAAAAATTGTATCTGTCTTTTACTAAAAAACATTAGTGTATAGTTCCATGTGGTTCTTGGTCGTGTATTATTTCTGGAGCAAAATCTAAAGCATGAGTAATAAAAATGTAACTGGCTAAATTAAGTGCATCTGATTTGCTATGTAAAGTTCCAATTCTAATAACAACATTACATTCATCAGTTTCTTTGTTTTCTTCTATATATAATTTTGTTTCTACTTTTTTCATGTTGCTAAAGGGTGTCCTGATGGTAATAAATCAAGATCAAACTTTCCTCCTTGAAAACGACCAGTTCTTACAGCAAATAAAAACGCATTAACTCTAGCATAAGCCCATTGGTCTTCACTTCTTACACCTGGTCTTACTGAAGCTGGATTATTTCTATATGCTCCGACACCTCTTCTAAATACAGCACCTAACATTCTTAAGGTAACTCTTTTACCTCTTTTATCACCATACTTCTCATTATGTTCATCAACTTTCTTTTTTAAAGCATCTCTTACTCTTGCTGATAATTGTTTTTCTTCATCAAATTCTTGTGTTGCTTCTATCTCGATTAAATCATCAAAGTTTTTTCTACCCTCTGTTTTTTTAATTACTTCAAGAATAACATCTTTCATTCCTTGTTTACCAAGATTACCAATTACACCCCATTTCATCTGTGCTACAACTCCAGCTACACTAGAAAGGTTTGGTTCTTTACCACTTCTAAATTGTTGTCCATCTCTAAAATGTCTTGCCG